AGATAAGACAATATGTAGAGTCAGTCGATGCGTAAAACCGAAATGTGGCCGCAATTAGAATATCATCCTATCCAGTATAAAGTCTGGGTATGTCCGAAGCGGTTTATTTATTTGCCGTGTGGACGTCAATCGGGCAAGACAGAACTGGCTTTACGGCGTCTGGTTCGGTTCCTGCCGGTCAAAAGGGAATGGAATGACCCCAGATTCTTTTACTGTGCGCCTACATATCAGCAGGCTAAAAAGATTGCATGGCACAGGTTATTAGCTTTAATACCTACGAACTGGATAGGTTCGCCCAGTGACATATCCAAAAGCGACTTAATTATCAAGACTATATTCGGTAGTGAATTACACGTTATCGGCTTAGATAAACCCCAGAGAATAGAGGGGCCTGCATGGGACGGCGGGGTAATTGACGAGAACTCCGACATAAAGCCAAAGACTTTCGATTTGAGTATTCTGCCTGCTTTGGTATGGCGGGACGGTTGGTGCTGGTTTATCGGCGTTCCTAAGCGATTTGGGATCGGTGCCGTGGAGTACAGGGATAAGTTTATCGCCGCTTCCAAAGGCGAATTGCCCGACAGTGCCGCCTTTACATGGCCAAGTGAAGGTATTGTACCGAAAGCGTTTTTGGAGTTGTGCCGACAGACTATGGATGCAAGAGACTATGACGAGCAGTTTAACGCTTCGTGGTTATCGGCGTCCGGCGGAGTTTTTCACGCTTTCAATCGTGATTATAACGTCCGGCCATGCTCTTATAATCCTGATATGACAATCATAGTTAGTCAGGACTTCAACGTCAATCCTATGGCATGGGTAATCGGGCATATACACGGTGATACTTTTGAGGTATTCGATGAAATATGGATAAGGAATACTAACACGCCGGAAGCATTAAACGTACTGCTTTCGAGATATAGCGAACACAAAGGCGGCTTCGAGATATACGGCGATGCTTCGAGCCGGGGCCGTCATACATCGGCTTATGGAACCGACTATACGTGCATAGCCAACAATCCGAAGCTAAAGGCTCTGGGTAGAACGATGCACTTCTCGGTAAACAATCCGCCGAAAGCCGACAGGTTTGCAGTGACAAACGCCCGTATCTGCGATGGTGCCGGTCAAAGGCGTTTATTCATAGACCCTCATTGCAAGAATCTCATACATGACTTAGAGGTTCGGTCGTATATTCCGGGCACAAGAGAAACCAAAGACACAGGTGACGTCGGACATCCGAGCGATGCTTTGGGTTACTTTTTGATTAAACGCTGGCCGTTGAATTTGATTATTTCTAACAGGCAGATTATAACAATAACTAAAGGGGCGGCTTAATGGCAAAGAAAACCAAATTAACAAAAGAGGTTACACCGGCCCAGACGATTAGTTTTACGTATGGCCGAAACGTGCTTACACGGCCTAATTATGATTTACGGGGAACCTACGCACAACTTAGGGCGGTTCGTAAGGACCCGACAGTATCGTTGGCAAGAGGTTTGCTTGTTAGCTGCATACAGGCCGGTAGCTGGAATATCGAAGCCGACGAAGATGTCCGGGACGATGTACGGGAATTTATCGAACACATACTGCCTTTGAGGGATAAGTTTTTATATAACTGCATAACGTTCGGTCGTGTCGATTATGGCTGGATAGGGTTTGAGAAGATATTCAATCTTGACGGTGACAGGATTGTCATTAAAGAATTAAAGCCGTTACTGCACGATATAACGACTATACTTGTCACCGAGCAGGGCCGGTTCAATGGTTACAGGCAAAATCCATTGACGGGTAGTTCGTTCGATGTCGAAGTAGAAAAGTGCCTGCACGTTGCTTTCGATGTCGAAGCGGGTAATCTATACGGTTATCCGTTGCTCGAAAACGTTCGGCTGATAGAGGATATGTGGAACGAATCGAACGACGGGGCAAAGCGTTACGATAAGAAGTTAGCCGGTTCGCACTGGGTTATCAAATACCCGCCGGGTACGGGTACGGTTGATGGTGAAAGTAAAGACAATGGCGAAATAGCTGCGTTGTTATTAGCTGCTCTTGAAAGTAGCGGTTCCGTTTCGATACCGACTACAACGGCTACGGTTTTACAGGAACTAATTAACGCCGAAGTTGCTAATCTTTACGCATGGCAGGTGGACTTTCTTGAAGATAGTGGTCATAAGCAGACCGATTTTATTGACAGATTGAAATATCTCGATACCCTGAAAGTACGTGGTTTGCTCCTGCCTGAACGTGCGATACTCGAAGGTCAGTTCGGTACACGTGCGGAATCAGCAGTACAGGGTGACTGGGCTATTCTTAATATGGAAGCCATTGATAAGGCTATGGCTTCAATGTTTAACGAGCAAGTAATAAATCAGTTAGTGGAATTAAACTTTGGCATAGAGACAGTCGGTAAAATAAGATTAGTGGCTCTACCTCTTGTGGATACTCAGATAGAATTTATTAGAAAGATATACGAGAAGGCAAATGACCCCGCTTTGGACGTGACAGTTTTACGTGACAAACTTGATTTACCGGGACTTAAAGATGTTCCGGTAGTTAAAAAGGAGCTTAACAATGAATAATATCTTTTTGCAATCCACTACTTTCCCGGCGATTCAGATAGGCTTAAGTCGTGAAGGATTAACTCAATATCGTAAGGAGCTAATCCGTGTTGGTCAATACGTGAAAGCTGCGACTAATCAAAGAATCAATGTTACCAAAGAGAGACTTAACCACTGGGTTAAGACATTTTCGCAATGGATAGCGAACGGGAATAAAGTACCTATCCCCGCCATGCACGAAAGAGAAGGCGATCCGTTGGCTAATCAGGGATGGGTAACAAGTTTGTTTATTAAAGGGAATAGCCTGTATGGTATTATGGAGTTATTCGACGAGACATTAGCATTAGTCTCTGATGTATCTATCGCCGTACCGAACGAAATTACAGACGGCAAGGGAAATAAATACAAACAGCCTATAACACACGTTGCCTTGACGACTACACCGGTAGTGTCCGGGCTTGAAGATTTTATTAAGTTATCATTAAGTACAGGAGAAAATAACATGGATTTTATTAAAAAAATAGCTGCAAAGCTAAAGATTGCTAAAGAGAATCCGACAGAAGAAGATGTTATGCTGGCGCTCGATAGTAATGTGGCGGCTCCAGCTGCTTTGGAGAATCAGACAGCGGTTCCGGCTACGCAGGTAGTCAAGCTGGTATCAGAAAACCGGGAAATCAAGTTAAGCGGTCTGGTCAAGGCCGGGATAATTACACCGGCTATCAAGGATGTTATCGCCGCAAGATATGTAGAAAACAAAGCGGTGACTTTGGAGTTATCGAAGGGTGAAGATGACGGGTTTGACTTTTTATACGATGTGTTATCAAAGAATAATCCGGTCGATTTGAAAGAGGTCACCGGCGTACAATCGCTGGAATTGTCAAATCCACAAAAAGTGCAGGCAAGCCCGATGCGTAAAGTAGTGAACAAAAGCAGGGAAGCGGCTGGATTAAAGCCTGCGTAACAACAAACAGAAAGTAAATTTTATTAGGAGTAAATAACATGAGTACTCAAACTAAAGAAGTCGTATTAGGCGACGTTATCAAGTTAGAGCAACCATTTGAATATTGCAGGGCCAAAAAGCGGGTGACACGAATCCTTGCGGCTACTGCTGCAATGGATGTTGGGCTGGCTATGGAGCCGTCCGGAGCCGTCGCTCAGGTACATACTTATGCTTCAGCGTTGGCTTTTGTTCCTGATGGTGGAACTTACAGACTGGGCTATAAAGGTCAGTGGACTGGTAATTTGGCTTTTGACCTTAATGCTGCTGGTATTAAAGCCGCTTTTGAGGCACTTAGTACTTTTCCGGCTGGCGACCAGATTACAGCCAGTGCAACTTGTCAGATTGCCGACACTATCACATGGACTCTTACTGGGACACATGATGAGATTGAAATTGATGCCCGTCTGCTTACCGATGGTGGTGTTGTTTGTAGTGACTATGCTTTGGGGGTTACCACGCCCGGCTCTACTGCGTTGGATGTAAAGACAATAGCAACCGGAGCGAATTGTACTTGTATCTTACTTGAAAAAGTAACGCTTGCCGACTTGATAGCCGAGAATGATATATGGCGTTCGTTCCTTGTAAGAGGGCCGTCAATCGTCGATGGTGATAATTTGTCCGGTGCCGCCGCTCAACTTGCCGATGCAAAGACGGCGTTAATTGCTCTGGGCATACAAATCAGGACGGAGCCGACAATTTATACAGCCGGTGTATAAGTTGTTAAATACATAAATATAGAACAAAAAAAGTAATAATATTTAGGAGTAATAAAAATGTTAGACCTATTCAAAGGAAATAGTTTTAATGTATCCGAGTTGACCGATGCTATTAACTTAGTTCCGTATAAGCCCGGGAGGCTCGGAGAAATGGGGCTGTTTTCAAACAAGGGCGTCACGACGAGAACGGTTATCATAGAAGAACGTGACGGCGTATTGCAATTACTCGTATCTCAGCCGTGGGGCGCTCCGGCTCCTGTAAGCAAGAAGCAGGATAGAAGGGCAAGAAGTTTTGTCGTTCCCCACTTTCCGCTTATCGAAGCAGTTCTTGCCGGCGAAGTTCAGGGAATCAGGGCTTTCGGCTCTCAGACCGAAGTGGAGGGCGTGGCCGAAGTAGTCAATCAAAAGATTGCCAGTATGCGACAATCCCATGAAGCGACGCTGGAATGGTTACGTATCGGAGCTATTAAAGGCATTGTGTTCGACGGTGACACTACGACTGTTTTGCATAATATGTTTACCGAATACGGGGTACACAAGCAGGCAGACCAAGACTGGGACATGCACACGGCGGCTACGGAACAGGCTCCTAAGTGCACGGCGGCTATTCGATTAATCGAAGATGCTCTGGGCGGAACGCCTTACGACCATATTCATTGTCTTATGGGCGATAACGTCTGGGACAAGTTTGTTGTCAATACTTCGGTAAAGACGGCGTTCGAGCGGTGGGTAAGTGCGACCGGTGCCGGTGGTTTTTTACGTGAAGATATGCGTAAAGGATTTTACTTCGGCGGGATATGGTTCGAGAACTACCGGGGCAAAGTTGGCTCGACCAGTTTTATCGACGCCGACGAAGGCCGGGTATTCCCGGTAGGCGCACCGGGTATTTTCCAGACTATCAATGCACCTGCCGATTATATGGAAACAGTCAACACCGTAGGGAAGCCGTTCTATGCCAAACAGCGTGTGATGGAATTTGATAAGGGTGTCAAGATTGAGACTCAGTCTAATCCGTTGTGTATCTGTACCAGACCGAAAACTCTTATCAGGATTTACGGAGCGTCTTAATG